GTTCAGTGTTGCGTCTATAGTGTCAAGGTTCGCTTCTAGTAGGCTTCCAATTGTGATAGTGGTGTGGTAACTATCCAGAGGTGATCGCGTGCTACGCTCCTTCATAACGGGCCAGTTCTGCCTTGTCTTAGCTTTTTCTGGTAACCGGAAGGTTGTGCGCAGCCCACTTTCACATGTTGTATTTCCACAATGAGGTGCCCGACAGAGTTACTTGCCGAGCTTGACAGCGCCAAGCATGGAGCGTAGCGCCTCGGGAGAGAACTGACGAAGCGCAGCGATCTCGAGATCGACTTGCGCATCTGACTCACGACGAGAGACCGGCTAAGGACCGACCAACTCGGAATCGAGTGTCGTGGTGTGCGCATAGCCAGACGAGGTGCTGGGCATGGATGAGCAAGCGACAGGTGACGACGTGAGTCGCCCCTGGAGCGCAGCCAAGACCGATGAGCTGAGCTTACCTCCGAAGAGGCGGCTCAGCTCACGATCGGCGGCGCCCATGAGCGTCAAGACATCGTTGTCGAGAGGAACGATCCACACGCTCGAGTACATGTTGGCGCCGCCAGCACCACCAGCAACAGTGTCACTGAAGACAATGATGTTCGACGTTCCGTCGTCAACAGTTCCGAGGCTGCTGAAGGCGAAGGCGTAGACGTTCGACTGGCTTGTGCTGCCACCGACATAGAAGAAATTCGAGTCGTTCGCCGTGTTCGAGTTGCCTGGCCACACACTCAGAGCGTGTAGATCGGTGCCGAGCACGGGGATATTGGCGACACCAGTGGATGGCGGTATGGATGACGCGGTGCTGCGAAGCGCCACGAGCATCAGGAAGTTGCCAGCATACCCGGCGGGCATGGCGACAGTCGTGTTATTGACGATGCGCACTGGCAGACTGCTCGTGGGCACTGTGACGAGCCCAGCGAGAGGGTGCACTGCGCTGCCGCCTGTGATGGGACTGAAGCCTTCAGCATGCCATGTAGTGCCGAGATGAGTGTCAGGTAGCTCAGGCTTGAGGAACTCGATGTCGTAGATACACCAGAGCTCTCCGATCTGCGTGCCGGCAGGTGCCGACAGGCCAGATGTGGTGAGCTGAAAGATGCCCACGTCGTCGAGACGCTCGTCATCCGTCGATGTTGTCGTATTGCTCGTACGGACGTAGCGAATAGTCGTCGGAGACTCCTTCGACGCACACTCAATGGGGTGCACGAACGAGAGACTTGGCTTGCCAGTCGTGGTGTAGTCGTTGTTGAGGACCTCCTGGATAGTGCTGAGAGGGTCAGCGCTCGCATTGTAAAGCGTGCTCATGCACACCTCACCGAGAGCTGCGCCAGTCGCATAGTCCGAGGAGGTGCTCACATACTCCAGAATCATGCCATGGAGCTCGTACTGTTGAAAGCACGAAGCCACGGATGAAGCCCACGGGAACAGCGTATCAGCCGACTTGAGGCCGGGCTGGATACGGTACACCGTTGTGTTGAACTTCACCGGGCCACCAGGTATGTTGGGAGACACGACGGGGCCGATGTACTCGCGGTGCGTGACGCGTGGCGGTCTACCAGCGAATTTCGCACCTGCATCGCCCATACTGAATGGCGTGCCAGCGCCGCTCTGCCAGAGATTCTTGAGACTGTTGCCGCTGGGCCCATTGACGCGGTAGTCGCCCATGCCAGTGATGCTCTTGAGAGCACCTCCGACCAGGCCACCGAGACCATTCCCGATAGTCTTTCCCAGACCACCAAGAAGGTTACCGCCCAGGTCGCTGAAGTAGTCACCGCGTCCCTTAAGACGCGTGAACTTGCTGACCTTGTAGTCACCAGAGCCCTTGACGACAGGCGCGATGACGACGGTCTTCGTCGCCTTCGCAGCCTCCTTCGCCTTGGCCTTCTTGAGCTTGCGTTTAATCTTCTTCTCCGTTTTCTTGCCCATCCCGAGATCACACAGCTCGCGCTGATCCACGTACGTCTGAGGCTGGCACAAAGAAGTGCTAGCGAGAGCAGGAACCGTGGGAAACAGAACAGCTAGGATCGCCAGGAGGACGATGAGGGCGGCGTAGCGCGGGGGGGAGCGACTCTTCTGAATTTTCGGCTTCCCGCGGGCGGTCTTTCTGGCCACCTGTTCGAACGAGCCGACGCTGGCCTGCGCGACTCGCTCCCCCGACCGATCGACACCGGTATATAGCTTCCACAGTGTGTGGTCCGGCAAGAAGTTTTTCCACGCTGCTTTAGTCTCGACCGACGGACCGATCTTTGCATCACGGTCCCGAAGGAAGTTCAAGAGCGAAGTGAACCACTCACGACAGCTCTCGCATGCAAATGTCTCGTTGCGTAGGCCGCAAGCTCGAATGATAGTCATCTCGAGAGTCTGCGACGAGTTATCAACGAGCATGTTGCTGCGCATGCGGTTGCAGTCAATGTGCGGTAAATACATCTTATGGCCGAGGTTCGGCACTGTGGTTGCCTTGAAACTGTGTCCGAGAAAAGAGAGGTCAGCGAAATCTTGTAGCTCCTCGCTGCCAAACGTGTACTCCATGCCGATCTGAGGTGCCGCGATCTCGCGGATGCGCTTGGGAGTGATATACTCCTGAAGCACACGGGCGATGGCGACGTTGATGTCATCACCGCACACGCACATCTTGAAAAAGGCCGTGAAGCACTCGAAGGTGTGATACTCGGGCGGTGTAAGCAGCATGTAGATGACCATCCAGTCGGCAATATTCATAAGACCATTGTCAGGAGTCGTAGCACCTTGGCCACTCGGATTTCCTCCGTCACGCCCGAAGGCGTGCCCGTCGGGCATCACAAGCGGTGCGGTGCACAGCTCTTCATAAAGGTTCTTCGATCTTTGCCGATTTTCACGAGTCTTCCACTCATCTGCCAACCATCCCCAGCGTAGTTCCTCGACCTTGCGCAGCTGATAGCTGCGCTTCGCCGCGTCGAACTTCACACCGTCGGCTTCAATGCAGGACTTGGGACCATGAACACTCATACGCGTAACGAGCCGATTGGCTCCTCCGCGGAGTAAGTCTAGTCCCAGGCACATGCTATGCATGCCGCACGAGTCGACCAACCGCTGGTTCTGATGAAGGTACAATTGCAGATGGGCCTGAACATGGTTAGTGTCCATAGCCACAACTGAACGAATCGCACCAATATCAATCTTATGCCGCGGTCGGACCTCTTCTTTGATTGAAACTGAACACAGAGACTTGATGTAGTCTGGTGTCGCTAGCACATCCCAGTACTTCGCGTAGAAGCCACTGTGAGGCGACATCCAGTAATCACATTTGAACGGATATAGTTGCGTCCACGGAAGCCCCGGACTCTTCATCGGGTGTAGCCATTCCGTCACCTCATCATAGCTCATCACGCGAGAACCACCAAGAAATGGTGTGAACTCGCGCGAGATCCAGTCAAAAGCAACATCATACAGGGCCTTCACCTTCGGGGAGAGCGGGTCAGGAGGCCTGTCGTAGCGACGGGCAGCTGTGTAAGCATCCTGGAGACGCTTTGGCACAACGCCATAGTGCTGGTAGATCGCCGGGTCCTCACCGCGCGAGAGAATGTACTCATGAACGACCTGGTCATAATAGTTCGGCTCCTTCGGATTGAAGAAACGCGGAACTGTACCGATATAAGGCATATGTTCGCCAATCGGTGGAATGTCCAGATGGAACGTGGTCCTAAACTCAGGCGGGTAGGCGGCTAGGATATCATCCAGCTTCGCTGACTCGACCTTCTTTGCAAACTTCGGGTGGTAGTAGAGTAGGGGCTCATAGCTGAAGTGCGCGTGGCCCCTTACTGAAAAAGCTTCTCAGCTCCTCCAGCAAGAGACACAGGCTGCGCCACCTTCTGCTCCTCCTCACTCTTCACCGCAGGAACGGACTCCTCTCCAGGATGCGCGAACTTGCACTTGTCGCGCTTGTCACACTTCTTATCCTGACTCCACTGCCAGCACTCCTTCGGAGGCCTGGACTTATGCGGATGAGGGCACGCGTTACCGCGATCGCACTTTCCGAACTGCCAGAACTGGAAGCAGTTGGATGTCTCCGACACCTTCTTCTGACTGGGCTTAACCTTAGCAGCCTTCGCTGCGCCGGGAATTGCCTCGGCCTGAACAGGTTTCAGCGTGGGCTCAGTGAGCTTCTGCTGCTGTGGAGGAACTTTCTGCTTGTTCTGAATGTTGATGGTGTTGTTCCATGAGCTCTCGTACGTGTCATCACTGCCATGGTTGAATGAGCAGCCGTGACTCCACGATGTGATCTCATGCTGCCAGCCTGCGTTGACGCCGTAGAATTGCGGCACAACTTTCGGGTTAGCAGCTCCGATACCGTGGAAGCCTACGACAGCGTTATCCTTGACAGCCACATACACTGCGCCACAAGCTCCGGCCTTGGTGCTGCCATGAAAGTCGAATACGGGGATGTCCGAGCGCTCACCGAGCACTGACTTGTCACCCACAGTACCGACAGACATGCGCTCCACGCCCTTGTCGAGCCATGTGAGAACAACAGTCTCACCGAAGATGGGCTCGCGGTACACGCGCTGGCTGTTGTTCGACAAGCGAACACCGCGCGGAATCTTGAACCACACTTGATCTGGCATCATCTTCGAGATATAGGAGATTGGTCCAAGGGAAACCTCGTCCTTGTTATATCTGACGAGAACATCCTTGCGACCAGTAGCTCCGTGGCGCGGCACGATGATAGCGTCATTGACGACATACGCGTTAAAGTGCGAGCGACGGCCAAG